AGTTGTGCACGCAGGTCGGCAAGATCATTACGATCAAAGTTGCCTGCATTGATGCCCACGCTGTTGAAGTTGCTGGAAGTCACCAGATTCCAGAGATCGCCGAACACCTTTGCGCCGGTGGCCTGCAGTGCGGGCTCGACGAAAAGCTGGTTGAGATCAATGGCAGACTTGGAGCGCTCCAAATCGTTGAATCCGTAGGGGAATCCAAAGAAGTTGGAAAGCGTGATGGTCTTTGCAACAGTTTCAACGCCCTGGGGAGAGTATCCACCAGAGAGATCCACCGCCGTCGGTTTGACAGGGTAGCGAGTTGTGACGGAAGCGCCAGCGGCAGAGATGTCTGCGCTGAAGTCAACCGTGATGGCGTTGAGCGGTGCAAAAATGTTTTGCAACGCAGGAAGGGATTCTTGAGCTACTGCAGCGAGGTTCACCCCCGCGATTGTGTTAGACATAAACTAGTATGGTTGTTGGGGTTGATTACTTGCTGAGAACGTTTTTGTGCTTCGCGTAAAACGCGTTGCGCTCGTAAATTGATAGGCTGTTATACTCAGCCCAAAGTTCGTTTGCGGATTTGCAAACGGTTGCCTGCTCAGACTGGATCGCCACCGGCTCCACGCCCAAAGATGCAACGATGACGTTGGCCTTAGCGGCTGCGTCTGACTGCGTTGCTTTGAGTGCGTCCAGTTCCTGTGCGAGTGCCAAACGGTCTGCGTCAGCCTTTGTGATGGCCTCGCAAAGTTCAGAGACTTTTGCTTTGTTTGCAGATAGTGCCTCCACGACGAGTGCGTGTTCAGCGGTTAAGGATTCCAGAGCTGCCACGTCTGCGCGGGCGGCCTGAAGCGCTGAGAGCGCGTCGTGTAGGTTGGATGGTAGATCCATACCTATGCTTGCGGCGTAAAGCAAAACGCCCGGCAGGGGATACCCACCGGGCGCGAAACAAGCACGAATGAACAACAGACTAGCGCAGCATACTTACCAATTTATCGTATGCAACCTTTTCTGTTGCAATTTTATCAATTAATTTGTAGCCGATAGCGCGAGGTGCAACGTAAGCGGCTCCTGTCATGGCCTCATCCGGCACCGCGCGGTTGCGTGTCACGTTGGTTTTGAAGAGCTCAAAGCTGTCCTGGACAAGCTGCTGGAGACTGGCGCGCTGCGCCGGCGTCAGCGATGGTCCCATGCCTGCGCCCTTGAGGATGCCCTCGGTATTGGTGACGGGATCCCATTTCATGCCTTCCGCTGTCCACATTGCGGACTCGTCTACCCATGGGATGATTGTGGATATGGATCCCCAAACGGATCCGATCGAGCCATAGATCATCGAGCATGACGACGCCAAATTGTAAGCTGCCGAGCAACATTGGGAATCGGAGTACGCCATCACCGGAATGCTCTTGGCTAAGTCTTGCACAATGTCAGCACACTCGGCATTGCCTTCACAGGATCCGCCGGGAGAATCAAACTCAATCATCACGCCTCGGCATCCCGCTTCAATGGCAGACTCAATGTCTTCTTCCAGCCATTCATAAGAGTAAGCGCCACAGCAAGCCTCGAGTGGAGTTGCGTAACGCACCAGCGTACCGCACACGTCAATGTGAGCAATTCCTTGGCCATCGATTTCCATTTCCTCACGGCCAGAGGTCATTTCCATCATGTCTTCCATCTCGTGGCCATTGAGACGGTTTTCGACAAGGCGTTTAACGGCGTTGTATCCACCGGGAGTAATGTTCCACGGTTTTGCGTAGACGGCCTCGAGGATGCGTTTAAATTTCATTTGGAGTGGTAAGTTGCGGGTTTCCGTTTGGTGTCAGGATTCCAAAAACATCTCGAGACAGTCCGGAGCGCTGCACCCGTTTCTGAATCTCCAGTTCTTCGTTTTCCACCTCGTCTAAATGCTCTTCAAGGGTTTTGGATCCACTTGCCAAAATGTCGGTCATGCTACGCATCCCGGCACGATAGGCTTCGATGGCGTCTCTGTTTGCGTAGCCGCTGTCCGCAGTGAGTCGCGGAGTCTCCGTAAATCTAAATTGATAGGCACCACCCCGAGCGGCATCCGGTCCAGGGTATGGTCGGAGCATTCCAAGCTCGATAAACTTTGCTATGGCAAACGCACACCGCCTCTTGCAAAACCCCGATAGATAGGCATGGCGTTCAGACGTCACGCGGTTGACCTGCTCCAAAATGATGCGTGCAGATGCGCCCCCGAGTTTAGACATGTCCCAGCCAAACTCAGGCGGCCATTGCGCGGCCAGAAGTGCATTACGGATCAACCGCTCTTGTAAGCGGTCTTGCGCTTCTGTCGGAATTGATGCCTCAAGCTGGGTAATACTTTCGCCGGCCCCCGCCTGCATGTACTCAATCCGGCCTCCCTGCATGGGAGTGATGCGCAGTCCGGGCGGACAATTTTGCGGCACGGTATCAGACAACGCAAAAAGCGCGTCATTGGGTTGCGCCATGCCTTCTTGGTTGGTGACTAGTAAACCGATTTTTGCCGCCATCCGTGATGCTGCTTGGATGTCGTCGCCCAAATCTTTAAACGCCAGAAGATCGCGGATGGCAGGCGCAAATGCTGAGATTCCCCGGATCTGATCCACCTCGCGGGGATCCATGGTAAGCATGGCAGACTGCGCTGGGATATCGCGGTCCTCGGATCCGTCAGCGGCCGCACCAAGCACGCGATATGCAACGGCGCGGTTGGCTCCATTAAGCATCACTCCGTTATAAATGCGCGTGCCTTTGTAAAGCCCCTCGCGAACGTACTCAGTTTCTTCGCGGCTGCCCACCTGGTGCCATGGCACCTGCTGTAGTTGCGGATAGCCACTGGCCGCCGTAGTTAGGACCGTCAGCATGTCGCCCTCCCGGTCGATGGCTGTGCTCTCGAGTCGCAGCCCTTCCCACCAATTCTTGCCGTCAACGTAGCAAATCTGAAACCAGTCTAAAAGCATTGCCTCTGCCTCTTTGCCCCATGCCCGTGCCGCCTCGTTACCTTTGCCACCCATGAAGACAGGACGCATGGCAGCGCCAACTGAAAGCATCGATTTTTGGTCGATAGCCGCGTTTACCACGCCTGTGTTCCAATAAAGCTTACGGGCTGCGCTGTTAAGAGTGCGCCACTCGGAGACGTTGAGCTCTTTGGATATTGAAAGCGTGTGATTTTGCCAAAACGGTTGGGCATAGACGCCGCCTTCAATCAAACGCTGCCGCCTATATCCGTCGTAAGTGCTTTGAACTTTTGGAGTTCTGTCGGAACTGAAAAGTCGCTTAACTCTATCGAGCAGACTCATAGAAAAAATGCCTGTGTGGCGCGTTGTGGCGTATTGATGCCTGCGCGTTTGTAGTCAATGGCAGTCTGCGCCAGCATCACAACGTCTATGGGAGTTAGCGTGCCGCCAACAACAAATTGAAATGCGGCCCCGTCAATGCTGGAGGACACTAGATTGGACCGGCCCGAAAGCGTCATGTCAAATTTTGAATCTCGGATCATTTCCAACTCTGCAATGTCGCGCGTCAAAAATACGCGAAGCAGTGTCTTGTAATTCGGGACCATACTAAGGGTTTCTCTGTAAAGTAAAGCGCCGCCTCTGGCGGATGATTACCAGAAGCGGCGCGGGAGTTGATTGCAAACAACGCGGGCAACCTACGCCTCCGCTGGCGGCTCGTCAACTATTTCCTGCGGTGCTTCCTGTGCCATGTCTGGAAGGATCCCTAAAATTTGCGCCGTCAGCACCTGCATGGCCTCGCAATCCCAAAGGTGATTTGGCCTGCCTGTAAACGTCCACCGCAACCTGGTGCGCTTAGTCCGTTTGTCCACGGTGGCGCGTTTGCGCTCGGAATTCATATGTCGGACGTATTCCGGCGGCGCGTCCTGTGGGAACTCCCACACCGGGGAGCCAGTATTGCGTAGGTTAGCGAGGATGTCTTTGATCGGATCCGAGGCCCAGTGGAAAAACAATACCTGCGCTCGGCGGCCCTGCGGAAACTGTGCGGTCGGTGCCAGTCGCACGGTT